AGAACAAGAAGATTTTATAAAAAAATTAAAGATTAACAAAAGCACTGTATTTTAACAGTGCTTTTTTTATACAAAAATTGAGAGGATGATGTAATTGAGATTTGCAATTAAAGACGCAGCAAATGTAACGCTGCATGATAGAGTGAAAAATTTACCACTATTTTATACGAGAGACTTAAATACTTTTAATGTTAAGTTAGAGGGAGAATCTGTATATGCAAAAGCGAAAGGTGATAATGCAATAGCATTTGATGGGGCTTTAACAGGAACTGTAAATATGGAAGCAGAAGTTATTCAATTTGACCAATTGGCGGTTATACTAGCTTCAACAATGGAAACAGGTGACACTGATATAGCTGAAAGACAATTGCTGACTGCAGATGGCTCTAGTAAAGTTACTTTAACAGATATAATACCTGTTAATAATTCTTTATCTGTTTTTGCTGTTGAAGCGGATGGAGTATCTCATTTAGAGGCTCTTAAATTTACAAGTGCAACGACTAGTTCAAATACAGAAATAACTATAATAAATCCTGTGCCAGAAGGCACTAAGGTAGCTGTTTATTATATGGTAAAAAAACCTAATGTAAAGACAATAACAGTTAAGAATGTATCTTCTGCTCCAAACTATAGAATTACAGGTGATACAGCTTGTAAGAATGATCAAGGGCAAAATGTTGTTATGGCAATAGATATTCCAAATTGTAAAGTTAAGAGAAGTATAGAAATGAGCTTCACTGCCGAAAACCCATCAAATTTCAACACTGAGCTTGATATATTGCCAGATGAAAATGGTGACTATGTTAAATTATCGTTTATAGGCGAAGCTACTGATCCTATAGTACGTTTAAAAAGTCTACAATCAGATGAAATGGACTTTGTAATAAGAGAAGATTCTAAAACAAAAAAATAGATATATTCCCTAGCATAGCTAGGTTTTATTTTTTACTTTTAATAATTATTGAAGGTAAAAAAATGAATTATAGTCACAAAGAGAGGGGTGGTTGATTGTTTATTTCAGAAGAATTTTGGTTTGATGGAGTATTTTCAAAAGACATGTCTATATTGTTAGTTACAACTGAATCTGAAATTATAAATGATTATGGATTTATATATTCAAAAGAGTTGGAATCTGATAAAACATTAAATAGTAATCCATATTACAAAGTTGGTGAGGATAATGTAGAGGATATAACATTATATTTTTGTTTGGCCAATATGAATGGACAATCTTATGTATGGGATGATTTCACACAAGAGCGTATATATGATTGGCTAGTGCAGGAAGAATTCAGACCATTTATCTCAAAAGATAATCCAGAGCTTATTTATTATTTGAAAGCAAAGAAAGTTACTCGAAAGTTTACTAAAGATATGAAGGGATATTTAGAAATAGTATTCCAGCCTTATACGAACTATGCTTATGTAGATTTTAATAAGCCAATCAAAGTTAGTAGGCCGATTGAGATAAAGATTAATAATAAATCAAATATCGAAGATGAATATTGTTTTCCGGTATTTGAGATTGAGAATTTGAGTAATGAAGATATAGTAATTGAAAACACAAGTTTAGATAGTGAACCTTTGGTAATAACAGGATTAGATCTTAATGAAAAAATATATGTAGATAATTTACTTTATGTCGTACAGACTGATGAAGGAATAAATAGATTTGATTGTTGTAATAGAAATTGGATTAAGTTGAAAAAAGGAAATAATATTTTAAAATTGACTGGAAACTTTAATATCACGATAAGTGTTAAGTTTCCAATAAAGGGATAACATAAAAGGGGGATTTTATTTTGGAAAATGTAAGTATCAATGATTTAAAGTTAGAGGGATTAAGAGCGACAATTGATGTTGATAGAGATGTGGAGACAAAACAGATACACGTATTTAATGTGTTAAATGAAGACCGTGAAGAATTTATTCAAACTATAGCTGAGTATAGCGAAGAAGGAAATGAAACTCCAGAAGGCATTGAGGGCTATTATGAACTATTATTTGAAAGATGTGTAGAAGGATTGGATTTAGATGGAAGCATAACAGAGGCACTAGCGAATCCAACTCTTGAAATGATGGAGTTAAATAAGGTTCTTGAAGAAATGGTGACAGAACTGCAGTGTCAATATCAGTTAAATATATACTCGCAATTATTGCAAACTGAGATGTGGAAGATGATTGAGAGTACATTATCTGCTGCTAGTAGAATTCAAGAAATGCAAGAGGAATTAGACAATAGAAGCAATGAAGTAGTTGAGAGAAGAACAGCGATAGAGAATAATTACAAGATCTATATGGAAGAACTCGATAAGCAGCTTAAAATATCAGAACTATTAATGGTGGAAGCCGCAAAGGGAACAGTTGAAAAAGCAAAAGAGTTAGATAAGGTTCTAGAAGAAAATGAGAAATTGGGAATTGAAATATCTAAATAAAGTGGTGATAATTTGGAATTTAAAAGTATAGATGAGATGTTTGCATATGTGAAAGATCAAAATAATAAAGCAATGCCCGTGGTTGCTAAAGAACAGAAAGAAATAATGAAAGAAGAAGTTATTGAACAAGTAGTAAATGCTTATTCTCCTAATATGTATGATAGAACTGGACAAATATTAGAAAGTGCTCAGATTACTGGGGTCACTGATAGTTCAGTTGAAACAGAATATCTGGATAATGGAGGACATACGGATTTAAACGGCTCTCATGCTTTTGTAATAGAAAGGCATGAAGAGGGTGGAGTATGGTCTCATGGAAGCACTAAGAGTAATCCAATTCATAAACCTAAAACTCATTTAGTAGAAGGTTCTATGCAGAAGGTACAAGAAAAAATACCTCAAAGCTACAAACAAATAATGAACGCTCTAGGGGTACCAGTAGAATAAATATTGCACAAATTAGTTATAATACCCATGAGGTGATTTCATGGATTTATTTGAAGAAAAAGGTATAAAACCTATGCTAATTTATGAGATGCAAGAAGCATTTGATTCGGATGAATATGTATATGAATTAAAGTGGGATGGTATTAGATGTATAGCATATCTAGATCCAGACAATGAATATACAGATTTAAGAAATAAGAGAGATTTTAAACTGTTACCTAGAGTCCCAGAACTTGAAAATTTACATAAACAAGTAAAGCAAAAATGTATATTAGATGGTGAACTAATTGCCTTTAAAAATGGAGCTCCTGATTTTTATGAAATACAAAGGAGAGCTATTTTAACTGATCCTTTTAAAATAAGGATATCTGCAAATTCTGTACCAGCAACTTATGTAGCTTATGATATTATATATCTAAATGATGAAGAAGTTATTTGGGAACCTCTTATGAAGCGAAAAGAATTATTATCAGACGTTGTTATAGAAAATGAGAGGATAGCAGTATCTAGATTTATAGAGAAAAACGGAACATACTTATTTGAACTTGCTAAAGAACAGAATCTAGAAGGAATAGTTGCGAAAGATAAAGAGAGTAAGTACTGGTTTGGGAAAAGATCAAGAGATTGGATTAAGGTAAAATATTTAAAGGATGCTGATTTTGTAATATGTGGTTATGTGTTAAAAGAAAATAATATGACAAGTCTTGTTATTGGAAATTATATAGATAATAAATTAGAGTATAAAGGTCATGTGACACTTGGAGTTAGTTTAAGAAAACTTAATCAATATAAATATAAAAAAATCAATGAATCACCTTTTGGGTATGTACCATATGAGAATGAGGAAGCAGTTTGGATAAGTCCAGAGTTAATTTGTACAGTGACATATATGCCAAATGAAAATGGAAGTATGAGACAACCTGTTTTAAAGTCAATCCAGAGGAGTTTATAATTCTAATAAATGGGTAAGAATATCATTATATAGTCAAACTATTTAATATGATTTATTAATACTTTTTCTTATTTTTTACACACTCATAAAATTGACTTTTACAAATAATGATTGTATAATGAAGATAAGAAATACGCACAATGTGTACTTGTAATTCAATTATATGAATTATTATGACATAAAAAACATATAATAAAAAAAGGACTACAACTGATTCCTAGATTAGATGTTGCTCCTTAATAATATAGTTTATTTATCAGAAGCATCCGAATTGCCGTTCGGGTGCTTCGTTATTTTTGTCCATTTATCTTTAATCTTGATACAATTATCAAGAGTACAGTCTACTTCTTTAAGCATTTTATTAATTGCTATTAAAATCATTGTGATTATGCTTATCCAAGTTATTATAACGACTACCATAACACACCTCCCCTCAGTGGTATTTTTATAAACACCCCCTTTGGGTTTAGATCGTTATGGAGCAACACCCGTATTCAATTGTAATCCTTTAATTTAATTATACCATATATTACCTTAAGAGTCCTTCTTTGAATTATTGGATATTAAATATTTGGTATATATATAATTATATCCTTTAATATTCATTTATCACATTATATTAAAAATAAATTTTATCTAGAAATAGAATGCATGACTTTAAAGATATATAAGAAAATAAAATGTTGATTTTATTTATAATGGAGGAGTTACTTTATGAACAAAAGAATAAGTAGGGAATATCTATCTAATCCTTTTTCACTAGAGACAAGAGATGAGAGATTGAAAAAATCAGGTGCAATTGATATAAGAGATAATTCGTATGTAGTAAATTTAGGGAATGGATATAGTAAAATAGTTGTAATTGATAAAAATAAATTATTGTAAGATATGATTTATTTGACTCAAAACCCCGTAGAATGTGGGTAATTAAAGGCAAATAATCTTGACTTTCAATAATAGTGATAGTATAATGAAAATAAGAAAAGGATCATAACCAATAGGCATTGGGCGTGCTCCTAAAAAATAAAAGTTAAAACTTATTTCTTCTGATCACCCGAATTGGCCTTCGAGTGATTTTTTATTTCGCTATGTATTATCTGGAATGCTTTATATGTATTTACAAAAATAGCTAAGCTAATTCCAATTATTCGCAAAATATTTACTAAATCTATGTCCATAAGCTTCACCTCCCTTCAATAAAAGTAAAGGGGGAGAAATAGCAGATGGAGCATCACCCGTTGGTTATAATCCTAGGGGAATTATATCATATTTTGCCATAAATTTCAATATTAGATGCAATAATCGCCCCACTGAGGGGCTTTTTTTATTAAAAATATAGAAGTTATATTTTACAAATCTTTATAAAGCTTGTTATACTGATGTTAAATAATAACATTAAGGAGGAGAATATTTGCATATAAATACTGTACTGATAAGTTTAGCAACTAGTATTATTGTAAGTTTATTTACCTTTATATTAGGACTTAAATCAGGTAAAAATCAAGCTGATAGGGCAATGAAACAGAATATTTACAAGAAGATGTATCTTTATTTTGTAAATTTAGAAGAAGCTATAAAAAAAGATGTTCCAAAAAAATGGAGTGATTATGAGATAAATAGATCGAAAAACAGATATACCCCAGAAGTTACAGAAATGGAAGACAACGGCGATTTTATTTATATCAATAAGAGTATCGCAAATGAAAGTATAAAATTAGAAGAGGATATAATAACATGGGGTTCTATAATTTCTAACAATAAAGAGCGATTTCATGATTTGTTAGTTGAGAGCATCCCTAAATTAGAAGAGGGAGGAACGCTAAAGAATAACCATTATGAATCAGCAGGAGATAAAATTGGAAAACCATTCAGCGAAATGAATTATTCAAAACTATATAACAAAGAATATATAATTGAACATTTTAGAGATTTAGAAGATAATCATGGAGTAATATTTAGATCTAGCAATAACCGTTTTAATTACTCTTTTCGAATACATAAATATAATTTTATTACTAACTCAGACGATTTTTTTAATGAACTGTATAGTAAGAGTGTAGATATTCCTGAATTTGTAAATTACGCTTCAACAAAAAAAGAACTAATAAATAAAATAAGTTTACTAAATAGAAAAATAGAAAAAAGAGCAAAAGATCCAAATACTTTTTGGGAGACCTTAATAGGTGCATTCTCAGATTTATTTAAAATTTAATACTTTTAATTTACCTCCTATAGTTCGACATAAATTTACCATTTCTTATTGTATACTATTAATGGGGTTTTTGATAATGAGGATGGAGGTTATTTTATGACTAGAGACTATGATGAGAGTAGTAGCGAAGCATCAGATGTTTCGTTAAACAAAATTGAGGATGATGAGTTTATTAATGATATTAATGATACTTCAACTAGATTTTGTGGTTCGTGTGGGATTGAAGCAAGGGAAGATCAGAGATTTTGTTCAAAATGTGGGGCAAGTCTAAAAGGGCAAATTAAGAACAATAAGATTAAATTGTTTGTAAAAAATTTAAACAAAAAGGATTTAGGACTTATATTATTAGCTGTATTCCTTACTATTTTTACGGTATTTTATACTATAAATCAAGAAAATATAAAAGCAGCAGAAATTGAGGCACAAAAGATAGAAGAAGAACAAGCATTATTACTAGAAAATAGGGCTTCATACGTAGGCAATATTGAGACTTTTGTAGATAAAATTTATCTAGCAGGCGCTAATCTTGAAGATATTGCAGATACAACTCAAAAATATTGGCATGAAAATATATATGAAGATAAACATGGATCTGATATCAATGAGGCTATATTTGCTGCTATGTTGAGTAAAAGCAGTGAGATAACAACAGCGAAAACATATGATGGAGAACTTTTAGATTTATATAGTAATTTACAGGTAGTCCCTGAAGGATGTGAGGATCTACAGGAAATGGTAAATAAAATTGGTGAGTTATATAATTCATATTCGGATTTTTATAGTTTAGCTACTGACCCAAATGGAAATTATAATCAATATTCTTCTAATAATAACAGTAGAACAGATGAATTCTTATCTAGTTATCGTGCCGTTGAGAATATGGTAAAGACCAATAGTGAATTTACAGTTGAATAGATTTTTGGATACAATAATAGCCCCATTTAGGGGCTTTTTTATTTGTCATTTTTCAATTTTACTATTAATGCATCTATAATTTTAAGAGATTCTAGATCTAGTGATTCTAAGTTTTCAGTGATTTCTTTGATATATACATGTTTGTTTAGATCTTCTTTTATTTTTTCATCTTTATCGTATATGTGAGAAATATTATAGTTTTCGACTTCTTCCATAAAGAGACCTTGTAAATTTTCTTCATGAGATTTACCGATACTCATTCTAATTACTTCAGGATGTATTAATAGTTTATCTATCCTTTGAATTAAGTTATCTACTTGTTGATTAGATGAATCGTAATCCATTATAGCATCCACTGATACATCTAATGCATGTGCTATTTTATTTGCTATTTCAATATTGGGGATTCGTTCATTGCGTTCGTAATTGCCCAATGCAGTCCTGGTGATACTTGCTTTTTCAGCTAATTGCCCTTGGGTATATCCTTTTTGCTTTCTTAAATTTTGAATATTTTCTCCAATACTCATATAAACCTCCACATCTTTTATTAATTTTATTATAACACAAAATGTCAACAAATGGAAAATAATTGTTGACTTGATAACTAAATGTTTGTATAATAAAATTATCAACAAAATATTAGCAAATGTTGACATAAAAGAGAATAAAATAGAGATTGCTCAAATTTTGGTCAAGGCGAACAATCTCTAAGTGTATATTGTACGGTATGTACTATTATACTTTATTCCTTCAAAAATTACAAATAGGAGGACATTTATATGGAGAGTATAAATGCAAATAATGTTGTAAACATTTTAAGTCCTTGTGAAAACACTGATAATGTTTTTGAGACAGGGACTAAAGAAATACAAGTTTTTAGTCATACAGAATTTGGTGAGATAAGAGCATTAGATTTAAATGGAGAACCTTGGCTTGTTGCTAAAGATTTTTCTGAAAGGTTAGGATACAAAGAACCCCACAAAGCAGTAGTAAAGCACGTTGATGAAGATGATAGGGCAAAACATCCCATCACAGATAATTTAGGGAGAACTCAAGAAACTTGGATAATAAATGAGTCTGGCATGTTTAGTCTAGTCTTAGGAAGTAAGTTACCATCAGCTAAAAAGTTTAAAAAATGGGTTACATCAGATGTATTACCTTCAATAAGAAAACATGGTGGGTATTTAACACCAAATAAGATAAGGGAATCGTTAGCAGATCCTAATACCCTAATTGAATTACTAACTGTGCTAAAAGAGGAACAAGATAAAAGAATTGAATTAGAAGTGATTAATAAAGATAATGAACCTAAAGTTAAATATGCTAATGTGGTACAAGTTTCTGAATCTACTATAAGTGTAGGACAATTAGCCAAGATGATTTGTAGGCATGGCGTTAATCTTGGTCGTAATAAACTGTTTGAGTGGATGCGAGATAACGGATATTTGATTAGAGCTAAGTCGAGAGACTGGAATTTACCAACACAGAAATCTATGGGATTAGGTGTTTTAGAGGTTGATCAGAATGGTGAATATGTGCTATATAAGACTCCTGTGGTTACTGGTAAGGGGCAAGTCTATTTTGTTAATAAGATATTAGACGAATACGCTCCTTGTAGTGAGGGGTTGATGTAATGAAAGAAGAAGTGAAACTTTTAATTGACTTATTAGACGATGATGCTTTAAGAAAGATTAAATTTATAATATTAGGTTGTTTACATAGTAAGAAAGATTAAGTTATTTTTGTGGTGATTTAAGAGCTGGAGAATTCCAGCTTTTATGTGATTATGAAAGAGGTGAGATTGTGGGGATTAAGGATGTTAAGTTGAGGAAGGGCATGGATAGGGACACTATCAATGTTATAATGGATAACGATAATATCGAAATCGAGTTTATTGATGATAACTATGGTGGCTATAGTTGTTCCCATAAATGGAAGTGTAACTGTGGAGAAATTTTTAACAGATCATGGGATACAATAAAGCATAAAAATGGTATTAGATGCACTAGATGTATAAAAGGTATTAAAGAAAGTTATGATGATATAAGAGACGTTGTATTGGAATTAAAATCTTGCAAAGATGAAGTTAATAAAATTATCGGAGATTGGATTGAGTTAGTCGACAATAGATATGAAAGAATAGATCATAACCATAACTGGAGATGCAAATGTGGAGAAATTATAAAAAGGACTTGGGGAAGTATAAAACGAAATGGTGCAATAAAATGCGATAAATGCTTATACAATTTAACTGATAACCCTGAAAAGGCATCAGATATACGTTTAGTTAAAGATATGGATAACAAAACAGTAAACAGTCTTGTTTCTGAATGGATTACATTCATGGATGAGAATTATTTAGGAAATAACAAAGTACATAAATGGGAATGTAAAAAATGTGGAGAAGTTTTCAATAGGAAATGGTCTACTATAAGATCTAAGGACTCAATTCTATGCAAAAAATGTAGTAGAGGAAGTATACTATCAAAAGGAATGACTAAAGATGAAGTAAACAGGGTGCTCATGAAAGAAAATATTAATTTAATCTTTAATGATGATTGCTTTATGAGTAACTCTTCTAGCTATAAATGGATTTGTAGTTGTGGAAATGACTTTATTAGGACTTGGAGTATGTTTAACAAAACGAGGTCTTATATCTGCTCAGACTGCAGAGGGCGAGATGTTGAAGATAGATATAAATTTGAGGTAGAAAAGAACAAAGATTATAAATATATAAGAAGCTTTAGAAAACATGATAAGCTACCTAATGGTATAATAGTTGGAGATTCTCCATATATTCAAATTCAACATATTTTTTGTGGCAGAATATATGAAACCTCTGCATCAAATTTTATAAATATAAAGCAAAGATGCGACAGGTGTTCAGGCAATATTGAAAATTCATTTGGATATTATATAGAGAACATACTAGGAATAAAAATTAAAAAAATTTGGGATTATGAACGTAATTATAAAGATCCATTTACTATAAGTATAGGTAGTAATGATGAGGTATGGATAAAATGTACGGGAACTGATTATCATGGAAGTTATTTAGCAAAAGTGAATAGATACATTAAATCTAAAAGAAATAATAAAAATGGCTGCCCATATTGTCATAGTAAAATGATTCATTTGTATGATTCATTTGGATATAACTATCTCAACTTGGCTCAATCGTGGAGTAATAGAAATGATATAAGTCCTTTTAAAGTTGCAAAGTATGGATCTAATAAATATAATTTTATATGTCAAAATTGTAGGAAAGAATATACAATATCCACTAATGATATAATAGATAGAACGATAGATAATTGTTCAGAATGTTTTATGAGTGCTGGAGAGGTTAGTATAAAGACATTTCTGGAAAATAGAAACATTGATTATATATATGAGAAAACATTCCCTAATTTGTATGGTGTGAATGGTGGATTATTATCTTATGATTTCTATATTCCACAGTCTAAGACTCTTATAGAATATCAAGGAGAATTTCATGATGGAACTGCATGGCAGCAAACTGAAGAAGGTTTTAAAAATCAAAGGGAACATGATAGACGTAAAAAAGACTACGCTGATAAAAATAATATTACTTTTATAGAGATCTGGTATAAAGATTATGAAGATATAGATAGCAAATTAGATAAAGAATTAAATCTCGACAAAATTCCCGTAGAATAATGGATTATCTATTGTTATAATATGGATATAACATTTAGGAGGAATACATGAAAAAATATTAGGTTTATTAATATTATGTTTTACATTAGCAATATTTACAGGATGCAGTCCTAGAGAAAATAATGAAACAATAAATACAGAGGATACAGCAACTGAAGAAAATCTAGATAGTGAAGCAACAACATCCTCTGAAGATATTGATGAAAACTTAGATACGAATAATGAAAATGGAGACGAGATATATTCATCCTTAAAAAAAATGAATGAAGAGGGGTTATCTTTATTACAGGCGATATCAAATGAATCAACTACCGATGAAGAACTTGATAAGGCATTAGATTCTTGTGATGACCTAATAACTCGTATTCAAAATTTGAAGACAGATGATCAGGACTTATCTGAAGCAAAGAAATGTATTTATATTGCTACAATGAATACAAAGATTATCGTGAACAATAGTGGCGAAGAAAACAGTTATTTAAAACAAGATAATATTGATAAAAGCTTAGAAAAAATTAATAAAGCTACAGAATATCTAGATAATTATAATAAATAAAAGAAAAGAAATATAATTAGATAATAGTCAGAATATAAGACAGCATAAAGCTGTCTTTTTTTTTATGTCTAAAAAAGGAGTTGATAAATTGTCTGAATTCAAAATTAGAAGTACCTTTGAGTTAGATGATAAGAAAGCAAGGAAGCAATTAGATGACTTAAAGAATCAAGTTGGGAAAAAAGCTCTTAAAATGAATGTAGAGTTAAACCTTTCGAAGATTAATGGCGAGTTGAATAAAGTACAAGGAGCAATGAAGAAAGCTCTGAAGATTGATAATTCAACTATTGCTGGGTTAAAGCAGATAGAAAGTGCGTTAAAGCAAATAAATAAGCTAAATAGAGATACACAGAAATTGCCACTTGGAAATAAGTCAAGAAATACAGATACGACAAATGATGTAAACAAAATGATATCTCAATATAAGAAATTAATGTCTGAAAGGGCAGCTCTTGAAAAACAAATGTCCAAGACTACCAATACACAGTCATATCAAGTATTGAATAATCAATTAGAAAGAGTTAAAGCAAATATAACTAGTATAACAGGCAAATTAGACGGAATGAAAGTTAATACTAATTTTGCTAATACAATGGAAAAATCTTTATCATCTACTTTTCAAAGCGTTCAAAGTAAAATTGAGAAAATGCAATCTCAGTTATCAAACATCAAAAGTTAAATATACTGGATGGAAAAGAATCAACAGAATTAAATAATCTAATAAATAAACTAAATCAATTAAAGAATATAAAGCTATCTAATATCACTAGTGGTAAAGATAGCTTTTTTTCTATGTCAAAATTGGTATCTGAAGTAGATCAAGTACAAAGAAAGTTTTCTAATCTAAAGATAAATGCGAACATTGATTCAAAGATAACATCACAGATTAGAAAATTTCAACAGAAGCTACATCGTTACAGAATAAAATAGGAAATTTATTTAAGAGTGGATATACAGATAAAGGCCAATTGTCTACAATGGCAAAGCAATTACAAACTATACAGAATATAAACTTTAGTAAACTAAATGCTAATCAGATACAATCTGTAACTAATGCTTTGAGTAATATGACTAATAAAGTGAAAGAAGTTGATAGTGCAGCTAAACAATTAAAAGCTAAAGATGCTTTTAATATTAAAACAACAAAAGCACAAATGGATCTACAAAGGTTAAAGCAAAAATGTTTAGAATTAGGACAATCAACAGCCGGAATAGATAAGTTACAAGGTAAATTGAGACAATTATCAAATCTTCTACTGATAAAAAGACAAATGAATTATCTAGGATTAGAAATGAAATATCTAGAATGAATAGCTCGTTTAATGGATTAAATTCAACGACACAACGTACCGGCGGATTTTTTAATGATCTATATAATAGTATGCGTACATTTACATTGGGCAATATGATTGGAATGAAATTGCAACAGGGAGTCCGAGCCATAGGTAAAACTATTCTTGATTTAGATAATGCAATGGTAGATGTAACAAAGGTTCTGCCGGATAGAATAGCTCCGAGTCAAGGCAATTTAACTAAGATAAGGAAAGATGCTATAGCCATCGGGAAAGATGTTGCCAAGTCTAGTGAAGATGTCATCCTTGGTATGAGTAGAGCTTATCAAGTTGGGGCTAAGACTATGAAAGAAGCGAGTGCAATAGCTAAGAACTCAGCAATTTTTAGTAATGTCGGGGATTTAGAACAAGAGGATGCAAGTAAATATTTAAATGGTATATTATCTCAATACGGAGGTATATCGGGAGCTTTAGACAAGGTAAAAGATAAAGTAAAAGGTATGCCAGAAGGTTATGATAGAATAACAAAATCAATGGATCTTCTTAATCATGCCGGTAACAACTATGCTATTTCGAGTTCAGGAGTAGCTGAGGGGCTTTCTAGATCCGGATCAGTTTTAGCAAATTATGGAGTATCATTGGAATCCTCAGTAGCTATGATAACTGCAGCAAATGAATCGATTAAAATTAGTCGCCTTGTATCGTGAGATACATTGAATAACTCATCTAAACGGGGAAACTCCGAAAGGACAACCAACCGTGCTAAATTACTATATTTCATAGTAATAAAAGCCTAACGACTATCGAAAGCATAACTCGTAATTGAGTGAATAAGCAAGTAGAGTAGAGCCAAGTGGTAAGGTTGATCGTAATATGATCAGTAAAGCCTTTTAAATCGAAACGGTGAGGAACTTACAAATGTAAGTTCGTGATATAGTCTAGTATCCTAATGAAAATTAGGGAAGTTCATAAGAGAACTGGATAGGAATAACGAACCTATTTGAATTTTCGACAAGACCCTGCTCGTGTAGGGAACGGGATCAAGAGTTTGGCCGTTAACCTAGCTGGTGTAAAATCATCTGCAAAAGATGGTTCATTAAGTTTAAATAAAACAGCATTAACATTACAAAAAGTAGCTGGGATAGATGTTTTTGCTGATAAGAAAAAAACACAGATGAAAGATATGACTGTGATTTTAGATGAAGTAGCTCAAAAATGGAGTTCTTTAAATGATAAAGAGAAAAAAGGTTTATCAGAGGCCTTGGGCGGCAAACAGCAAGCAGCTGTAATACAGTCGCTTATTTCTAATTGGGGTCAATATAAGAATTTCATGAATGATTATAATACTGGGCAAGTTTTCGGTAGTGCCCAAAAAGAAAACGCACGTTTTATAGACTCTATACAAGGTCGTTTAAATACATTAAAAGAAACAATGAAGGAGCTCCTAACAAATACTATTAGCACTGATATGTTTAAAAACGCAATAACTGGAGCTACAAAATTTGCTGAAGTATTAAATAAGATTGTTTCAGGTGCCGGTAAGATGGGTTCTTCAATACCTCTTATGGTTGCAACATTAGGTACTGTGTTTACATCTATAAAAGGATTGGGTAGTGGCAAAGGGATTCCAAATATGATGGGATCTATTTTTGGATATGGTAAGAATGCTACTAATTTACTCAATACTTATTCTAAAGGTTTTGATAAAGTCATTCCTCCAATGACAAGTTTTGTTAGTCAGATAAAAGAATCTGGTAAAAGTTTCAAACAAGTTTTGCCTCCTGTTAAAAGTTTTAATAAAAACTTAGAAGCCACATCTAAATATACTACGGGACTTAGAGTCGCTGGAATGTCAACTAATTTATCGCAAATGAATAAAGATGTAGTAAAAAATTCATTAGGTGTATCTAAGTTTAAAACTGCATTAACTGGATTAGGTACTGGTTTATTATCTACCGCTGGGAATGCTCTTTTGTTTGCCGGTGCAACAGCAGCAATCTCTTTCGCCGTTCAAAAAGTCTCAAATCATATAAACAGATACGAGATTGCAATGGAAGGACATAAAAATAAAATCTCTAAGATACAGAATGAAATAAATAGCTTAGGGACAAAAAGAGATTCGATGTCTGGTATTGCTAAAGAATATGATAAATTAAATGCGAAGACAGATAAGACGGCAAAAGATTTTGAGCGTTTATCTCAATTAAAAAGAGAAATTGCAGATATAATGCCAGAGTTAGTAATGGGTGAAGATGCAAATGGAGACCCATTGTTGGCAATGTCAGGATCTGCTCAAAGTATTGTTGAAAGCATGAAAGATATGATACGCCTACAACAAGAAATGAAGATGCAAGAAGAGATTAATGCGATGGTTACTGCAACTGAGGCTCTAGAGAAAAAAACTAAGTTTAACGGAAAGAATCATTTGCAAAGTGGTAAAAAGGTAGAAGCTTATAAAATACCTTTATTAACACTTGAAGACGGAGAGCAAAACCTAAAACTTAAATTACAACATCTTGAGGTTGTAGCAAGAAATGGTAGTATGAAGCTTGGGGCATCAGTGAAAGATGATGCCAAAGCCTATAATAAGGCTTATTCCGAATATACTAAAGGTATCGCAGACAATTACAATAAGGTATCTCAAGAAACAGCCAAAGTAGAAAAAAATTTAATAGTTAAACGAAAAGGTTTAAATAATCTTTTTCTACAGAATGACGATCTTAAGAATTTAGGAGAAGGCACTCTCGGATATGTTAATAAATTAAATTCTATGTTTAATGTTCAAGGATTAGACGATGCTGGAATGCAAAATTATGTAATGGGAATGACCAATACATTTGTAAAGAATAAAGGAGCTCTAGACCCCGCATTAAATAGTTATATTAAATTAAGAGAAGAATTTAATAAAACAGGAGAAATCGGCAAATACGAGAATGGGGTTAAAAAGTTAATACCAGCATTGATGGGATCAACAAGCATGACAAAAGAGCAAGTGCGAGAGATGCTTGAACTCCCAGCAAGTGCAAAATCAGCAACTTCGGCATTAGATGCTTATCTTATGACTTTTGACAAAAGAGCAAAAAATGTAGGTAAAGATCAAGTAACTTCAGATCTAGCCGCACGTTTTAAAACTTTTGAGAATTTAAAGACTAAATTAACAGCTGATTCAAGTTTTCAAGAGATCAATGGAAAAATAAAATTTAATCCAGAAGTTGTTCTTTCAGATAAAAATGTTCCAGAGGAAATTAGAAATCTGGTAAGTGGATTAATGAAAGATGGAGATTTTAGTGATGAAGATTATGAACTCCTAATGAGACTAGTTGCTGTATATGAAATGGGAGATACACCTGAAGGCAATCAAGCTATGGATGTACTTCAAAAAGACATAGACAAAACATTAGGTAAAGATCACTCTGTTGATATTGGAAATATTGATGTTAAAGGTCAAATAAATGTTAAAGAAATAAACGATGATCAACTCAATGCAGCAATGGATAAGTTCAAAGAATTTCAAGGGGATGAGCGTCTTGAAATTAGAGCTGCTATAATTGCTGAGGGTGATGTTGGTGTTAATGAGCTTGATAAAATTAGCTCAATGATTAATAGTATTCCTACTGGTACTAAAGAGATGACTACGAAATTTGTTGTGGATAATCTTGATCTAATGAGAAGTATGGACAGTTATGAAGAACTTGAACAACATATCAAAGATAATCCAGAACTAGCCCTACAATATAAGATAAACGTAGAAGATGAAGGTATAAAAAAGTTACAAGGTATATATGACACTCTTCCTAAAGACGTTCAAACCTTAGTAAATACCAAAGTGATCGGCACTGATAAACTAGGATTAATAAAACAACTTTATGATGAATTTCCAGAGAATAAAGACTTAGTTACAAGCTTTATACTTAATAATCCAGATGCCTTGAACTCAGTAAAAGATTGGAATGCTTTAGTCGAGTTACTTCCGCCTGAATTAAGATCTAAATTAACGATTGAAACAGAAGGTACAGAAGAGGCTAAAGAGGGTAAAAAAGTTGTTGATGAAGCAAAAAATAATACCGCTAACCAAGAAGTAAAAACAGAAACTACTGGAACTGAAGAAGCTAAAGAAGGCAAAAAAGCTGTCGATGGAGCTAAAGGTAATTCAGCTAAGCAGAACGTGGAAACAACTTCAACAGGGAAAGAAGAAGCTAAACAGAATAAAGATACAGTAGACAGTGCTAAAGGGAATACAGCCGTTCAAACAATAGTAACTAAAAAAGAAGGGGATAATCCCGAAGATGTAAAAAATCAACTTCTATCAACAAACGGTGCTACGGCCACTACATATATAAAACTTCAAACAGAAGGACAGGAAGAAACTAGTCAAGCTAAACAACAAGTTGATTCACTATCTGGAATGACAGCAACAGCTCAAATTGAGTTAACGACTACGGGGCTAGAAAAGGGAGAAAAAGCAGAACAAACAGTAAAGAAAGCCGATGGTAAAAAAGCTAAGACATCAATAGAAGTTGCTATGGAAGGTGTCGATAAAGTAAATAAAGCACTTCAACAGGTTGAGAAAATATCTGGTAAGAAAATAGCACCATTGGTGTTCAACGCAAATACAGCTCAAGCGGCTCAAAATATCACCGGATTAATTAATAAAGTAAAGCAATTCCAAAGACTGCCAAAAACATTGACAACTAATTTCCGTGCAAACACTGCTCAAGCAGCTAAGAACATAAGCGGATTAATGAGTAAAATAAATTCGTTTAAGGCTAGTTACACAGGAACAATATCAACAAACTTTGTTGTTAAAACATCATATGTTACTTCAGGAGCTCCACCAAGTAGTGGAGGAAGTAGCGGAGGCAAAAAGAAAAAATCTAGCGCTCAAGGAATTTGCTTTAAAAACTGCTACCTTAGATCAACCAGTAGCATCTTCAATGTTTAATAAAGCAAGCTCTATTTCAACATTTGCTGATTATCCTGGAGAATCAATTGCACCAATGATGAGAAGTGGGCTTACTACCTTTGCAACTCCAGTAAATAGTATGCCAAAAGCCACATTTTTAAAAACATCTGCGAGAACTTTAAGAAGTCCTTTACTATCTAAATCTAAATCAGTGTACGGATATAAACCATCTATAGCACACGATGGGGCTTCGCTAGAGAAATACTTTAAAAATGATATAGAGTTTTTAAAAGAATTAGAAGCAGCTATAAAGAAAGTAACTAATGCGATTGGTTTATTAGATACTAAGATGAAAAATGCTTCAGCTTCAGATAAAGCGAAATATTTACAGGAACAAAATAAACTATACGTAGAACAGCAAAGGTTAATAAAAGAGCAAATAAAAGCTGAAGGTGAACTCCAACGTCAAAAGAATTGGCTTAAAGCTAATCTTAAGAAAAAAGGCTTCAATATTGATAATGCAACAGGCAACATGACCAACTACGAAGAACTTCTTAGAAATAAAGCCGATGCTGTAAATAAAGCAGAAGAAAAATCTAATAAGAAAAATGCTAAAGATGCAGACAAAGATAAATACGAAAAGCTTAAAAAAGAATATGACGAAATGAAAAAAATGGCCGATGCTTATTTCGATCTTGAATTTGATAAGATTCCTAAACTAGAGCAAGAATGGGAAGATTTGAATAATAAGAGAATTGAAGCTGAAAAGGAAATTAAGAAACTTCAAGAGGAAGCATGGCAAACAAGTTGGGATGCTAAATGGGTATCAGCCGACAAGCATGTGAAAGAGCTTAACAACGAATTAGCAATGGTAGATATATTAATGAAAAATGCTTTTGGTACCGAAAAAGATGCACTAATGAAAAGAAAAATTGAGTTACTAGAAAAACAAAAAGAAGAAATGAAAGACACTAATAAATTGCTTGATGAGTCAATGCAACATCAGAAAGCTAAATTAATTGAATTTGGATTTAAATTTAATAATAAAGGCGATATTATTAACTATACGCAACAAATAGCGCATTTACAAGCAACAAGTGGTGATTTTGATGAAGCTAAAAAATATGCAGAAGAATACTTAAATTTATTTATAGACAAGATACCTGAAGCGAATAGAAATATGGCCGATATGAACAATAAAATCAAAGAAGCTTATAAACAACAACTAGAAATTACTAAGTCTGTTGAAGACGAAATCACTAAAATGTATGAGAAACAAGTTGAAGAGCGTAAGAAATTAATTGATAAAGAACTTAAGGCGAGAGTAGATGCTCTTAATAAACAAAAAGAAGCTTATAACGATGCAAGAAAAGAAGCCGATTATCAAAAAGATTACGATAAACAGCGTGAAGCAGTAAATAAACTCCAAAAGCAATTAGACATAGCAAAAAGAGATACATCTTTAAGTGGCCAGAAAAAAGTAAAAGACTTATTAGAAAAATTAAAAGAAGAACAAGAAAAACTTCAAGATATGGTACAAAACAAAATTGATGATGACATTAATAAGATGTATGATAAAGAAGTAGATCGACTAGAAGATGAGGCAGAAAAAAATAAAGAAGACTTAGATGAAAGATACAATAAAGAAAATATACAAAAATGGGTTCAAGAAGCTCTAAATACAGGAATGTTTACCGACATTGATGGTAAAGTATCTGACCTTAAAGACTCAATGTTAGATTTCACTGATAAGTGGGGCGATGGGTTAGGAGCTACCGGAGATATCATAAAAGGGGAACTCATAGCTAACTTAGAAGTCGCTAGAGATATTATGAAAGATATGGATAGTATGAAGGACAAATTAGGCTTAACTAGTGATTACTACCATAAGAAAACATCTGAAGATTATTTGAAAGAAACAATAGATTCAGCTAAAAATTTAGCAGATGCTTTGGCAGGAATGAGAGTGCAACAAAACGCCCCTTTAGTATATGTAGAAGGGAATGTTGACAAAGGTGTTATGCCAGATCTTACAAATGCAATGAAAAAAGCTCAAGAGGAATTTGCGAACAATATAGTAAAGCAGATGAAAGTTTAATTAAATAAAATGGTAATTTCATTTCATATCAAATAACGCTAATTGCGTTTTCATATAGATTAATATCAAGAAGGCTCATCAATAACTGGTGAGTTTTTTTTGATTACAAAGAAGGTGATTTTTATACAAAATAGAGTGAATATAAAACAAATTAGAAGTGAATATACTTTAACTCTTCATAAGGTAAACAAAGATTATGTTGGGCAATTCCCTCTTCCATTAGTTAATACATTATCCAGGAAGATTGATTCTTCAGATGAGTTAGAAATCACAGTTCCTAAATATGTTACAAACAGAATCACACTTAAACCTCTAAGGTACTCTTTGTTTGATGAAATTAAAAATGAGAGGTATATATGTTTAGATAACAAGGAATATTTCGTAATTAAAGATATACAAGAAGATAATGATGGGAATAAAGTTATCAAAGCCACATCTGGTGAAGTAAAACTAAGTAGAATAAGTTTTGAAATGGAAGATATGGGAGTCCAATTATTCACTGGTGATGAAGATGCTGAAATAATAAGTCTAAATGATTATATGAAAGAAGAAACAGGATGGTCATTAGGTGAAGTAGATGACTCTTTAGGTTACGAAACTATAATAAACGATGATGGAGAAGAGGAAGCTAAAGAAAGAGTTAGATGGCAAGAAAGCCAAGATAGTAACTGGCACGACTTTTTAACTACTAATATAAAAGAGCAGTTTAGTTGTATAGTTCAATTCGATACATATAATCGAAAAGTTAATTTATACGAAATAGATAGTTTTGGAGATAATTTAGAATTAATACTATCAAGAGATAATTATATAAAAAGTTTAGAAAAGACATCCAGTTCTAATGAAATTACAACGAGACTAAAGATGGCTGGTGAGGATGAAATGGATATAATCGGAGCTACAGTAACAGGGTACCCATATATCGAAAATTACTCATATTTTATAGAAAATGGAGAAATGAGTAAAGATCTTACAAAAGCCATGCTTAAGTATATTGAGATGAATGAAATAAGAGAAAAGTTATGGAAAGAACAAATTGAGACTAAAAATATTAAACAAAAGGAAGTACAGAAACAAAAAGATAGCTTTATGATAGCGAATTCAATGATTAAATCATTAGAGAATGTAATTAAAATATATGAAGAAAAAAATGATGTTATTAATAGAGCAAAAGCAGTAGCAGAGATGCATGAGTATTCTGAGCAAAGAGATGATTTAGAAGAGTCAATTAATCCTTTAGAAAATGATATAGCTAAATTAGATGATGAAATGATGGAATTAACAATTCTTTGTAAAAGAGAAACGGCAACAGATAAAAACGATGATTTAATATTTAATGATACTCTCTTAGAAGAATTAAAGGAATTTATATATTGTGACACATATAATGACGATTCATTTTTAAAAGTTGAGGATTTTATTGAAGCAGGTAAAAGAAAACTTGAACTTAAATGTAGACCAACTATTGAGTGGAGTATTGATTCAGTTAATTTCTTAAATCGCTTATTAGATACAGGATTTAGGAAGCATTGGAAAGGTGACTTAAGTTTAGGTGATGTTATCATGCTTTACGATCGAGAAGAAGATACCGAGGATTTAATATACTTTGTTGGATATACTCAGGACTTTAAGGACAACACTTTAAAAATAGATTTATCTAATAAAAAGAGAAAAGAAGATGATATAAGAACTATAGCTGACTATCTAACTAAATCTAAACATACTCTAAAATCGTTAAATAAAAAGAAATATTTATTAAATAGACAAAAATATAATCGTATTAATGTTCCAGAAAGTGTGGTGAATTAATAATGCCAATATATGATAATAGTTATACAAATAGTTATATTAGGATTACTGGTTGTATAGTTACCTATAATTTAAGTAAAGCAAATGGGAACTCAGATGAAAAAGAAGATGAAATATACAATGTAAGAGATTGTTATACAAATAAAAAATATATTTATTGGAATGCGAAAGCACCAAGTGAATTAGAGTTTTCTAATAAGATATTAGAAAAAGGATTAGGAGCAGGACGATATCTAATAGTTATCAATGACAATGGAACTCATACTGAATATATCAATAATAATAATCCAGAATTTGCAGTTTCTTTTGATGGTGATTCTATGAATATAGTAGAGAAAAAAGTATGGGGATTATATGAAAGAGTTGATGAAAATACAGAGAAATTTGCAAATATAGTAAGTGATTTAGATGGTATAAGGCAAGATGTAGGAAGAGTTGAAACTACATCTAACTCTGTGAAAGAAACAGTTTCTAAATTTGATCAGAAAGCTGATGCAATTATAGCATCTGTTGGATCGACTACTAAGACATTATTAGATGATAAATTAAGAAATAATGCTTTTGATAAAATTATAAAATTAGCAACAGATTTAGGACTGCTTTTATCAAACACGTTATATTTTTTAACTGATTTAAAACTATCCGATGAAGAAAAAACCAAAATAAGAAATTCTATGGAAGTATTGAATAATAAGAAATTAGAAGTTGATCCATATGTTGAAGATGTAAAGAAAAACACTCTAGCAGGAGGTGTTAAAAATACATTAATATCAGCCCAAAGTCAATTTGATAAAAATCATGATAACTTAATTAATATATTAAATGAATCCTAGGATTCATTGGGGATATTCCTGAGATAAATTTAGATTCTATGACAACATCATTTGGAGACTATAACGTATCAATCAATGGACTTAAAAATGCTATTGACGATGCAAGAATGCAATCACTAGGCGGTAATCTGGAAGAGTCTTTAACAGCTCAAATAAAAATAGAGACAGGCAAGATAAGTTCTGAGGTTGAAAAGAAGGTTGATGGGTCAAAGTTCGGTTCACTTATAGAGCAAAATTATGATTCAGTTGGATATGCTTTTAAAACAGCAGGGGGACGATCTAATGGTGAATATAGAGTTGTCATCGATAACAATGGACTTACAGTTAACGAAGGAGCTATTAAAACAGACGCTTTAATACCAGGCACGAATAGACGTATTATCCTTGAACCAAATAAGCCACCAGGGGAAAATGATTGTATGTCTATTGATACAAATTATAATGGGAATGGAGCTGTTAGATTAAAATATAATGCCGGAACATATGTATATGTGTCTAGTGATACAATAACATTTTATATTAATGGAGTTGCACCAGCAAAAGTCACATCAAGTGGGTTTACGGGTGTTGCATGGAATGGTATAACAGGGAAGCCGTCAAGTTATAATCCTACATCTCATGATCATAGTTCTGCTACTAAATGTGCCTATATATATCCATATAATGGAGCCGGAACCGGAGAAATTGGGAACTCTGGAAAACCATTTGACCATATAGAGGCAAAAAGGGTTTGGTGGCAAGATTCAGGTGGACATAGTGATATTAAACGAAAAGAAAATATTATAGAAATACAAGAAGATCCTGACGCTTCTAAATTTAGAACTTTAAAAGCAATGAGTGTAATGAGTAGTACCGTAAAGAAGCTAAATGTTAATAATTTTAATAGTAGCGCCAAAGCTGCTATTAATATAAATCTTGAAGATATGCACAACTTTATAAATAAGGATATGAAAATGTATCATTACAATTATATTGGGGCAAATGAAGACAAAGTGTTTTTTAATCAAATAGGATTTATAGCAAATGAATTGGCTGAGACCAAAGTGGGAAATGTATTCATTGAAAAAGAGCAGTCTATAAATGAATATGTGTTTAATTTTAGCTCTTATACAAATATAATTGCAGGGGCATTACAAAAAGAGATACACAAAAGAGAAGAATTAGAAGAAACAGTAAATATATTAATTGAAGAAATTAATCATTTAAAAGGAGAATAGGGATGGAATTAGATATAAAACTAGCTTATGCAAATGCATTAGATGAGATCAGAGAGTTAGCGGATAAAGCCGTAATGTATAAAACACTAGCAACACAATTAAATGAGCAAATAAATACATATAAAGAAAAAACCGAGAAGCTAGAATTACAAGTAAATGAATTAGAAAAGAGAATAAAGGAATCTGAGAATAACGAAGACTGCAATGAGTAGTCTTTTTTTATTTTACAAAGATTAGGAGTGGTACATTGAAAACTACAAATAAAGAGTTCGAATATGAAATTAAAACAAAGTCATATGATTTGTTAATTGATTTCAAAGATTATAAAATGAACAAAGATATAGTAGATGGAATCATATTTGATGAAAACGACAATCAAACGGCCATAATAAAAGCTAAGTTAGTTATGGATAGTGAGCCAATAGATCTTAATCCTTATGATTGGGTTGCTATAGAAATTGCTACTGCAGATGGTAGAAAAATAATGGATAAATGTTTGGTCGTAGACCCATTAGAAGGATTAATAGAGATACGACTAAACAAACAATCATTATTAACTTTAGGATTTAGTAGATTTAAAATTAGTTTAGTGAATTCAAGCAGTACTCTTTCATCTCCTAAGTTTTATTACCGAGTAGATGAAGCTATAATTAATGAACATGATGTTAAAGCATCAGATGAATATAATATCTTCATGGTATTAATAGCAAGAACTGAAAAACTTCTTGAAGATGTAAGGGTATTTCATGATAAATTAATTGAACTAGATGAAATGCTTAAAGAGAATGAGCGTATTAGAAATGAACAAGAAGCTGCTAGAGAAGTATCTGAAGGTATAAGAAATGACAATGAAGATATAAGAAAAACGAATGAAGTCATTAGACAAGAGCAGGAATCCGCTAGAGAAGTATCAATAGCTAATATGCAAATTCAAGTAGATAATAAACTTGAAGAAATGGAAAATCATCTAAATACGAGTATTGATAACAAATACAAAGAGATAGACACAAATATTGAAAATAGATTTACGGATATAAAAACAGAATTAGATCAAAAGGTCGTAGACAAATTTACTGAAGTTGATAATAAAATAAATACTTCGATCGATACAATGGACAATAAAATAAGCGAAGTTGATACGAATGCGAATGCAGCAATCAATAGAGTAGATGATAAAATAATTGAAGTAAATACTGCAAAGAATCAAATGGAAGAAGATGTAAGAGTAGCCATTAGTAATGTAAAAGACGGTAAAGATGGAGCAGGGATCGAAATAAAAGGTGTAGTAGAATCGATTGAAAATTTGCCTGAAAATCCGACTCTTAGTGATGCTTATTTTATAGCGAAAGATCTATATGTATGGAATGGTGAAGATTGGCATATAGTCGAAGATATTACAGGTACTGGGTTGGAGTTTCAATGGAAAGATACTCAACTAGGAGTAAGAATTGAAGGTCAATTAGATTATACATATGTTGATTTAAAAGGAGAAAAAGGCGACCAAGGAATACAAGGTATCCAAGGTGAGAAGGGTGATCAAGGAATACAAGGGATACAAGGAAATCAAGGTATCCAAGGTAACCAAGGAGATCCAGGGGATAAGGGGGATAAAGGAGATCCAGGATTAGATGGACATACTTATCACATAAAAATAGGAAAAAATGAAAATTGGTTTATAGATGGCACAGATACTGAATTACCATCAAGAGGACTTAAAGGGGATAAGGGGGATAAAGGAGATCCAGGAATACAGGGCATACAAGGTGAAAAAGGTGACACTGGAGAAAAAGGTGATACCGGGAATGGCTTAATTGTCTTAGGGTCTGTAAACTCAGAAGTAGAATTGCCAGATACTCCAGATGTAGGAGATGCGTATCTTGTAGGTGTTAACCTTTACATATATTTAAAAGATGGATGGAAGAACTGTGGCGAGTTAGCTGGGCTAGACGGAAAATCAGCTTATGATATAGCAAAGGACAATGGATTTACAGGGACAGAACTAGAGTGGATAGCATCTTTAAAAGGTAGAGATGGTACATTTAAAGATATCTTAGATGACGCATATGTAGGGAATGATAAGACTTGGTCTAGCAATAAGATTAAAGATCAGATTGATACTTGTATAGAGTTGATACCTACTAATTCTGCATTTGATAAATTAATATTAGAAGGTGATTGGACTCAAGATAATGATGGAAATTATATTTTTGAAATAAATCATGAGTTAAATTCAGAAAGAGTATTTATATGTGCCATAGATAATAAATCTAGAGATGGAGTATTAGTTGGATATACAATAGTTGATAAACATAAAATATTAGTGAAATTAGCATCTCCTATGGAAATATCTGTGACTATAGTAAATGGCGAAAAAGAATTTATTTATTTAGATAAAAACTCGAAAATAAATGACTTGACCATTTCAACAGGAGCGACTTGGTCTAGTAAAAAAATATATGAAAAAGAATTAGAAATAAAAAGACTACTAGCTGAAACAAATAAAATAGTTGAAGATCAACAGAAAAGTATAGATGCCTTAATGCAGAAATAAATAGACAAAAGTTTATTTAAATTATTTCGACATTAATATATAATAAGAAAAAGTAAAAAATAAAAAGGTGGTATAGAATGATATTTTTAGGAAATTTAGAACAAATAAAAGATAATAAATGTAGAGTTGGTTTGATACACTATAAACCAGAACTACTACAAGATACAAGTAATGGTATATTAGTAGAAAAGTTACTAGATCCAATGCAACAAGATGGTAAGATAGCTGCATTATATGTGAATATAGATACAAAAGAACCATACTATGAATATGAGGAAATCCCACCGACAAAAGAGGATATGCTAAAAGATGAAATAATAAAATTAAAAATACAACAAGAGACAGCAGACAATATAACTGCAGATTTAGCGTATGAATTAATGATGTTAAAGGGGGCTAAGTAATGGATTGGTATAAATTAATAAAGTTGTTTTATCCAAAGAATTGGGATATAGAAAGAGTAAAAGATGCGGTAGAGTTAAACAACATAACACTAGAAGAGTATAAGGAAATAACAAACGTGGACTATATTAAGTAGTCTTTTTTTATGAGTAGATATAAATAGAATATGTTTTTAATTTAGAGTTAGGATTAAATTCCAAGCTCTTTTTTATTAAATATAAAGAGGTGAAATATTTGGATATTACAGTATTAAATAAAAAAGTTAATAATACTCCTAATAATACCAATCTAGTGCTAGATAATTTAGAGAAAGAGATTGGATCAGGACTAAAAATTATAAGAGAAGGCAAAGACGAATCTGATATTTGTACAATAATAAAAGTTTATGACAATGAATTATTGATAAAGAAGTCAACGTTATCAAATATTGATGAAAATAATAATTACCTAACTCAATCAGTTGAATACTTTGAAGACAATGGTGAATTACATTCTGCAAAAACATATGATTTAATTTATGAAAATGGAAAATTATCTTCGTTAACTATGAATGGTCTATTATTTTATCATGGAATAATTGGAGGAGGAAATGGAGTAGTTGGAGCTGATGGTAAATCAGCATATCAGATAGCTAAAGATAAGGGTTATATAGGAACTGAGTCTGAATGGTTAAACTCACTAAAGGGGGAGGATGGGGCATTTGATCCAACAGTAGAGTTTGATGAACTTAATACAACGCACAAAACGGTAATAGGGGCTATTAATGAAATTGAATTGAATATTGAAAGTTTTGATGTGGTTACCAAAGTTGATGGTAAAGATATCACTCCGAAAAGTATAGTTGCTGAAACTATCACCGTTGATGGTATAGATCTCAATCAAGAATTTAAGACTAATAAGACTTCCTTAATTGATTCGATTAACGCAATAAAGGCGGTGTTATAGTGAAAAAGAAAGATATTGACAAAGCAAGGCTGGTTTGCGAAAGAGAGCTCACGCTCCTTCGTGAATCTTTAACAGAAACGAATGCGTTACTTGAATCGTCTAAAAGCGATATTGACGAACAGGCTCGTTTAACTGGCGTTAAAAATGACATTGTATCAAATATAAATAAGTATGAAAAGATTCTTGAAGAGGTTAATTTCGTTACTAACGCTCTATATGAAAACACTCCATTACCTTCTAATACAAAGCTTGGTGATATTATAAACGAATATAAAATCGTATCTGAAGCGTTGGAACTTAATCGAATTAATATTGCTAGTTCGTTAAACGCAAAAGGAATAATAACTTCTTCTGATACAAAACTTAGCGGCGTTCCGGAACAGATAGCTAAACTCCCTACACTTAGTGGTGATCTTACGATTAATCCGCCTAATGTTGGTGCGATGATAGATACGAAAGATCGAGAATATGACGTAACGAAGATTAATACTACTTTAAATTATCCTGATTCGCCCAACCCCTTAATCAATACGTGGAATTATTTTCCACACTCTGACTGGGTTCGTGGTGTTGCGGTTGATAAATATAGTAACGTATATAGTTGTGGTGATGATAAAAATGTTGTAAAACTAAATTCAGATGGCTCTACTCAATGGAAGTTTATTCCACGTGACGCATTGGCGTTGTTTGCAATTGCTATTGATAATAATAGCGAATTTATATACACTTGTGGTAAATCTAAACATATTAACAAAATAACACCTGAAGGTAAAAACGTTTGGTCGTTTACTGGTCACACAGATTCGGTTCGTGACGTAGTTGTTGGTCTAGACGATTATATATATAGTTGTAGTAACGACAAAACTGTTAGAAAAATATCTTCTGATAATTCTGAAATATGGTCTTTTTCTGATAACGCTAGTTCAATGACGTGCGTTGCAGTTGATAAAGACAGTAATGTGTATAGTATCGGTACTGAGCGAAAACTTAAAAAGATTTCCTCTGATGGTGCCTTAATTTGGTCAAAGCCATATCATACTGATATTGTTTCTGATCTACAAGTTGATGATGATGGTTTTGTTTATACTTGTTCAAGCGATAAAACAATAAAAAAAATATCTCCTGATGGTGATTTGGTTTGGAGTCATTTAGGTTCAGCATATAGTAACTTTGGTACCATTTCTATTGATAAATACGGTTTTGTTTACGGTGGTTGCTTGGGCGTTGATAATAAGATCAGAAAAGTCTCTCCTGATGGTGATTTGGTTTGGGAAGTTAATGGTGTTAATATGAGTATTCTTAGTATGGTAGTCGACACTAATCAGTTTTTATATTTTGCTTCTTCTAACTATGGTGTTTATAAGCGTTTCGACAATTATTCAAAAATAATTGAAATGGATTTAAAAAGAAGGTAGGTGATCGTTTTGGTTAACGAAAATAGTCCAATGGTGGACATAGCACTGGAAGCGAAGGATACAAGTGACGATGTTAGGCAAACTATCTTGGCAATCGAAGCGTCTGTAAAGCACGTTGATAATACGGTGGTAAATATGCCGTTGAGTGGCGTGTCTGATTTTATTGATAATTATCCAACTCCTAAACCCGAGGTCGCTCCTGGGTGTCGGGTATGCGGTTGATACAAGTAAGAACGAATATGATATTACGCATATATACAAAAAACAAGTTTACCCACCGGCTCAGGAAGAATTTTTTCAATATAACGGGAATGTTCAATTATCTGAAAACTGGACTAATATTGAGATGTTCAATGACTCAGTTACAATACAAAGAAATGATAATAAATTCGTTTTTTCTACTCCTGATGGTGTTGAATTTAAGCGTCTAACTTTGCCTTATTCGCCAAGTCATACTTTTATGTTACATGGTTATGACAATGGTTATGAAGATTTATATATGATAGGTGCGGAGTACAATTCTACTGGTTCTAAATATCGTGTTGAATGTTACAATAGCCAAGGCGATTTAGTTAAAACCGTATACTTTAAAACTAAATACTATTTTTATCATGCTTTGCATTCAATGGCGAACATTTTTATAGTATAAGCCGACATGATAGCGGTGCTGATCGTTATCTTGATAAATATAATGCTGATGGCACATATGTCGATAGCATTAAGCTTATTGATACTAATATGGAAATTATCGAGATCACTGCAAACTACGTATTATGCTTTGGTCTTACTATCAGGACAAAATGCTTCGTTTATACAAAAGAGTTAACTTTTGTCATCGATATTCCCACT